GTTGAGCCATCACCAGCAAGATATGCTTTGTCGTAAGCAGCCGTGCCAGCACCGCCCTGAGCACCACGACCCAACTGGATCAGCGATGTGTCGATACGGGTAGCAAGAGCGTAGCCAGCGTCATCCGTGTAGAAACGGCGCAGCGAGGACAGAGCCTGAACTTCAGCAAAGTCTTCGATCAAACGGCTGTACTCATAGTGCTGGTTAATCGTGACAGTCTTCTCAGTGCCACTCTCAGCAATCAGAGTAACCTGCGAAGAAGCAGTCTTAACAGCAGCAGAGCCACGAGCGGGTGACGGGAAGTGCATAACATCGCCCTTCTTACCCTTCATGGACATCTTCTTGAACAGATTAGCTGCTACTAGGTTCTTCTTGTAAGCAGCGATGATTTCGTCAGACCATACCTCAGGAATAAAACCTGCGGTATTGACGGTGGATTGTACTACGTTATTGGTACCTAAAGGCATGATAAATTTCCTTTGTTAAAAGTGTTAAGTTATCGGACTCTGCCCTCTCGGTAAGCAGCCATGATTTCATTTTGCATCATGTCATACTTGTCAGGGTCCGTTTGCATGAGTTTAATAATGTCTGCACGACGGTAAATCTTCTTAGAAGGTGCTTCATCACTGCCCGAAGACACTGTGGTAGTGGCTGCTTTTACGGCTTGGCTACGGACCTCTTTCTCTGCTGATACTGTCTGCTGTGCTGCCTGTTTGCGTTCTTTCCAAATAGACAACAACTCATCACCAGCATCATAATCAAAAGAACGGTCTGCACGAACAAACAACTCTGCCCTCACTTTGGAGGCTGCAACCCAATTCTGGAATGCAGGATCGGCAACAACTTCTTGAAAGTCAGGATGCCGTGCTTTTAGTTCGTTAAACGCCTTTGCCGCTGCCATCTCAGATGAGAGTTTTTCAGCCTCTCTAATCTTTGGATGGTTTTCAATCGCCTTCTCTACCGCACGTTTAGGATCAGCGAAGAAATCAACCTCTTCGTCAGGTTCCGCTTGCAGTTGCTGTTTTGCTGTAGTTTGGGTCTTGATGAAGTCATCCACAACACGCCGTAACTCACCAACTTCACTGCCTTGTCTGCCGATTAACTTCTCGGCTTCCATGTGCATCTGAGCAATTTCTTTGGCGCTTTTGCCCCGATACTTTTCGGGAACGTCCTCTTCAACTTGCTCTTGAACAACCGGCTCTTCTGCTTTCGCTTCTGGTTCGGCTGTGCTAATGTCAGTCATTACTTCGTTAGGATCTACTTCTTCAACGCCTTCTTCAATAAAACTAGCCATCTATTGTCTCCCGTGCCTCAACAGCATTAAGAAAGAACACTTATTACGTTTGAGGGGGTTCTCTTATCCCTCCGAAATACCAACTTTACGTTCATACTTCATGTGCGACTCTCGCCGCTTCTCCCAGGCTCTGCTTGCAGAAGGAAAATCACCTGTGATGCCTTCTAAAGAGATTCTAGGAGCCGAGATAAGCCTTGTAGCGTCATTTGTACAGTGTGGGCACTGTATGACTGTTACTGACTCATCTACATACTTTTCGCTTATGTGCGCTTTGGCACAGCGGAATTCAAATATTCTTCTCGCCATTTTGCAGTTCCTCGTAGGTTTGTTGTGACAAGTCTTTTAGACCAATGATGTAGTCTAAAATATCGACCTGTCCTTTTCTAAACTCTAGGGTCACTGCATCGCAGTTGCGGATGTTCTCGTACTGGGTACGCATCTCTAATAGGTCTTCTAGGAGTTGCGACCACGCTGTGGTGGTCATCATAGAAAGCCTGTCTTCGTAATACTGCTGTAATTCTGGTAACATTGTTGTAATTCTACCACACTTTTCTTATTTTGTCAAGCACTTTTTACCGCTTTTGTCAAGTTTTTTATTTTTGACGGGCAGCAACGACCTGAAGGTTAGCAATTTCCTTCTTAGTGTCGATGTCCTTCTCTTTTAGTGCCAGATTTGCTACTTTTATACGTCTTTCAAACTCTGCGGTGGGATCATTAGAGTCTGAGAGGTACTTAGAGGCACTAGCAGCCAGCGAAGCCTGCAATTCTGCTGGTTTTAACTGCGTATCTACAGCCTCTGCCTGTGCTTTGGTCTGGTTTAGGAGCACTTCAGACTCAAGTTTGGCGTTTTGTAGCTGAGCATTTTGCATTTGTAGCTGCTGAACCATCTGTTGAGCCTGCTGAGCCTCAGGATTGGGCTGCATCATCTGATCCATCTGTCCAATAATCTGCTCACGGTTGTTCAAACCGCTGTTTTCGATGATGGCTCTGAGCACAATTGGCACAACAGGGCTATCTGGACCCAAGGTTTTAAGTAGATTCATGAACTGCATCTGCTCATACTCACGGGCAATGATGCCTAGATTGCTAGAAGCGATAAAGTTGAAGTCCTGTGCAGGGTAGTTCTCTGGATCAAACTGCATAAACCGATAAGCAGACTTCTTTACAAACGGGATCAGGAACTGCTCTTGGAAGTTAACTAAGGTTCTCTTATTCTTCTTAATAATGGCTGAGAGGCCAGCACTCATGCCAGCACCGTCTGCTGTGGTGGGGGCAGGCATAGTCGAACTATCTACCGTTCCAGTAGCCATTAGCATCATCCGCATAAACTCACCAGCGATTTGCAGGTTGCCAGGATCGGTGTTACCGAACTTAAATGGCTGGAGGATCTCGGAAGGGTTTCCGTTGGTCAGGATGGTCTTGCCTGGTCTTACTTCAAACTTGGCACCACGGGGTAGCCTTGTAGCATCGATGCCCATCATCGGTACTGTGGTCAGTGCTAGGCTGTCTAAGTGGGCACGGATCTGAGCATCAATAGCCTTTTGCATATTGTAGCCCTTCTCAGCGATGCCACGACCCCAGAAGCGGTTAGGCATAGAGTCATTCTGGAAGGCTACGATGGGACGGTCTTCCATCATGTAAGGCGACAACTCAGCCTTAAGCAGGTGCTGGTCATTGGCAATAACTACGATGCCCTCAACCAACTCTGTGTAGTCTGCTGCTTCGTTGCCAAACTCTTCTTGCTTTTTAGCAAACAGTTCAACAATCTCTTCATCGGAGCCAGACTCGATCAGGTACTTCGGCACCAAGCCATAGTAGCGAAGCAATAGTACCTTGTCTTGCTGATACTCAACGTCTTCCTGTACAGGCTCAATGTCGCTGTCTACAGCGGCCTGACCAAGGTTCTCAACCTTATTATAGACACCCGACTCCATGCCAGCCACGACAGAGTGTAGCGACACATACTCTTCTACCGCACAGCCCATAGCCTCTTCAATGCTGGTAGCGGTAGGGTCAATCAAGAAGTTCTTAGGATTGATGGCTTTGAGACCAACAACGAACTTAGGCACTTCCTCAACACCAATAGCAGAAACACCCATCTCCACGATTGGGCGCATCGCTGGCCTTAGCACAGTCTTCTCTGCAATGGTAATCTCACCGATGCCGGTGCCATAGACAGCGCCTAAGAGGACAATGTCTGAGACTGACTTGCGGACCTTCTGGTTCTTAAAGTCCTCATACATCTGGTTCTTGATCTGCTCTACATCAATTCTTTGCTGATCTTTTTGGTCATCAACGATGTCAAAGAACTTCTCACCACGACCAAAGATAGCCTCTTCGATCTCAGCGGTGTGGGACTCGATTGCCTGCTGAAGGGCAGGGGTTACAAGTTGTGAACGCTCAGAGTCTCTTGTCTTGTCTTCTCCAGACCATAGACCACGCCATAGACGCTCATACTCTTTCCAGGACTCTAAATAGTTCTCATCCCGGTGGTTGCGCCACATAAGGCAACGAGATAAGACCCACTCAGTGATCTTAGCTTCTTTACCGTTGTATTCGTTTTCTTGCTCTTCCATGCTCTCTCCTAGTAGCCTGAAACGGCATCCATTGGTGTGTAATCGTCTTCCTCATAGTCTGAGGTATACTCTGCAATCGCTATCTGGTCAATGTAACTTAAGGCATCAATCAAGTCATCGTGGACCTGAGGGTTAGGGAAGTTCATCAGTTCATCGATGATTTCACTATTCCAAGGACCTTCATTGAAGGTAATCTTTCCGTGCTCTAGTCTGCCCTGTAAAGACCAAGTGATTCTATCTGTCTTTTTCTTGTTTCCATGTGTGAGGTCTTCAATACGGAAGTAACTGTTATACTTACGCATAAGATCAGACAGATAAGGTAGAACGGCATTCTTTAATGCGCCTCTTTCGATGCCAACACAAACAGGCTCATAGTCACGGACCACATCAAATATCTTCTGTGCGGTCTGCTTAATGTCCCACCTACCGTACTCTATATCTGCAACCCACCAACCCTCAGACGTTACCTTGACTATCGCTATTGCTGACTGGTCTAGCCTCTTCTTCTTTGCAGTGGTGGCAGCAGCGACATTTTCGAAACCAGCCAAGTCTACAGCTACAAAGTAGCGACCATCTTTGGGTTCTTCCTCATCTACTTTTATCCACTCTTCTTTGAAGATGCCACCAGAGGCAGCCTCAAACGAAGCCATAAACTCAGTCCTGAAAGCAAAAGAGGACATAGACTTCTTTGCAGCTTCAATCTCTTTTGGGTCAAGTAGCGGGTTATCAAAGCTGGTAAAGTGCCAACTCTTGTACTCTTTATCGTCATTCTTCTCACCGTAGTTGTACAACTCATAGAAATGGTTGCGACCCATCGGTGTACCAATAAAGAGGGACTTGCCCTTTAAATCTGCTAGTGCTGGTCTGAGGATCTGCTCAAACACTGAAGGCTTCATGTCTGCGTACTCATCGAGCACCACAAACTTTAATGAGACACCTCGCATTGTCTCTGGCCTATCAGCGCCCTTTAGACTGATGACAGCACCGTTG